ATCCCTACTCTTCTTCTCATCATTTCCGTCTGCAATGTGAATCGATTCCATCAGTGCAAGATAAATCGCACGGTCACGACACCACTTTTCGGTAGTGTCTAATAACCATTCATTATCTACTGGAAGATCCGTAAACGAATTGCAGATGTCTCTGGTTTCCTTAATCTCACTCTCGTTTAGATCTGTCCGATTCTCAACCTCAATATTTAGTGCTTCTGCTGTAATTGCAGAACCATACTTCACAATGAACTGAGTAATCTCCTCAAAGATTACTTTTTCACCTCTTTGCTCAAAATATGTTGGTTCTATAAATGGAATTACTTTACGAGAATAATTTTCGTTACATATTAAGTTTCTGAGAATTGTAGTCTCAATCCGTTCCATTATGTGTAGTGTAAATATGTGCTTAAAAGATATTTTGATTCACTTATTGGAGGATTTCCTTTATGAGGAAACATCCAAAGTGGAGGAAAAATAATTAGTGTTCCTTTTTTTGGTTTAATAATTAAATCAGAAAATTCGGTTTCTCCACCCTCTTCGACATCATTCAAATACCAAAAGAAAGATAAAAATCTTCTAGCAGTAGGATATTCTTTAACATCAACATGAGTATCAAAACGATCATTTCCTCCAGTATTATACCTTTTTATTCTAAATTCTTCAAATGCATGTGATTCAGGAAAAACATTTTTATGAACATAGTTATAGTATTTGTCTCTATATTTAAAAACTTTTTTTATAATATGATCATGTGCCTTCTCAATTTTAGATCTATTTTTAGTTATATTAAGTTGAGTGAAATTTGGAGTTCCATTATTATCCAAAATTTCATGCTCATCGGAATTTAATTCAAAAAAAGAAACCAATTCATCACAAATATTTTCTTCTAAAGAATTTTCATGAATGTGAATTAAATCAGAAAGTTTAACCATAAGAGAAAATCTTCTTCGCGGCAGCATCAAGTTGCTGCATTACTTCTTCTGTAAAATAAACTTCTGGGTCTTTTAGAATTGCCTTGGCATATACTTTTTTACCATCCATTTCATAACGACCGGCAACGTTCTTCCACATTCCGGCAAGTTCACCTAACTCAAGTAAACCATAATACCTATCAAGACCACGCTCATCGTAATAAAGACGTATCGTAACATCCTTGTTCTCCTTGCTTAAACGTGACTTAGCAGTCTTTGCCTTGATAAGATTTCCAATGACTTCTGTTCCATCTTTTTCTTTCTTCTTGCTGAGATGAATAATGGTACTGGCAGCATACTTAAGACCACTACCACCTCCCATCTCTTTAGTAGGAACATAAGAGCCGATAACATCATAAGTGTGGTTGGTAACGATCATTGGAATTTTAGCCTGCCCTAACTTGAGTGTCAACATTCTGAAGGCACCCTTGATCAGTTGTGATTTTGTCATATCACGAACAAGTTTTTCGTTGAGTGCATCAGTAATCTCTTTCTCAGTCGAAAGCATTCCTAAAGAGTCTAGCACAAACATGCAGGGTTTGCGTTCTTCCTCAGGTGCTTTTTGATACATATCCACTGCCTTGAGTGCCTTACTACGGAACTCTTCAACAGTCACTACATTGACCACGACAAGACGTTTGAGATCAATTCCTCTGCTTTCGAGAAGAGATTTATTAACTGCTGCCTCGGTGTCAAAATAAAGGCAATATCCGTCAGGATTAGAATCAAGAAAGTTTTTGACGACAGCGAGAGAAAAGAAAGTCTTGCCAGTAGAAGACTCACCAGCAATGGCAGTAATCTTATTCCCAGAAACACCACCAAATATGCTACCTGAGACCAGTGAATTAAAAATGTAAGAACCCGTGTCAACGTATGTTTCAGTTTCGTCAATATCTGCTGCCAGTTTGGTAAAGTCATCTCCGATTTCCTTTACTATGTCTTTTAAAAAATCCATTATACAAAAAATAAGTCAAGGTTTACTGTTTTCTCCACATTCCACCCAATCGCATCAAGAATAGATTTGAGTGGGTCTAAAAAACTCTTTTCAAATTGTAGTTCATAATCTATGTATTTGTCAAGACCGAGTTCATGTGGAAAGTCTTGAATAAATGAGATGACATTCTCCTGAATAATATTTGGTTTCTTCAGATAAATGAACTTGATTTTCTCACCGTTATTAATAAGTGAGTATTTATTATCAAGTTTCTTCTCCTTAATATAATGATTGAACAATAGTGCTCCACGACAATGAATAGGCGTTCCCTTGGAATAGATATCAGAATAAGATCTATACTTCACAACATCCGATACTGAACGAGGAAACGCAATTTGTTCTGGAGGAAGTGCCTTAAACTCTTTACGACATTTATCAATAAAGTCAATTACTTCTTCTTCAGTACCACTCATCATGAGTTTGAGACCGTCCTTAATCATCGTTCTACACGGTGCAGGAGTGGATGATTTGACTGCCTCAATACCCATCATCTTAAGTTTAGGTTCAGAATACTGAACCCCTTCACTGTTCCATACGTTGAGAATATATCTTTTCTTTGCAGTCCAAATACCACGTTCTGATATATTCTCACGTTTCATAATCATCTTTTGTTCATATGCCGAAACGTAATCCGCAAGTTCCGTATAAGATTGTTCAATGAACGGTTCCAACTTGTCTTCGCAGATCTTATCAAGTAACTGAACAACTTTTGTTTTATCGTCAGACTTATGACTAAGAAATTTATCAACAAGAGGTCCCATATTAAGATAGATTGAATCAGTGTCAGATGCGATAACATAATCGACTTCTTCGGTTTGCAAAATCTTATTTAGAAATCCGTTCATCTTATTCTCAATCCAACGGATAGAGACTTGACCAGAAAGCGTAATCGCTTCCGCATTGACCAGTTTGTAGTAACGGAAATATTGATTACCGATAGCACCATATGCAGAGTTGAGTTGAATCTTGCGAGCCATCTGAATGTTATTGCATCGTGCAATCTCCTTTTCCAATGCCTTAGTCGGAGTTTTTTCATAATCTTGTTTTGCAATAAGCATCTTCTTCTTGTAGATGGTGCGATCCTTATAAATCTTCTCCATCAGTTCAGGTAGAAACCCACGGACATCTTTACGATACATGGCACCATTAGCACACACTGCACTGTCCTTATACAGTTCAAAGGTCAGTTCCTGATTAAGTATCTTATCAACGGTAACTGATGGGTGCCTGGTCTCTCTGAGTGTCTCCGGGGAGATGTTGTACTGCATAATAAGGTGAGGGTAGAGAGAGTTAAGGTCAAAAGACACAACCCAATCATACTTTCCCGGAATCGGTTCCTTAACATACGCACCTGCATACTTAGCATCCTTGTCTGAACGTTCTTTGGGTGGAATTACAATGTTTCTCTTTTTGAGATAATTGTAAATGATCGCATCCCACATACGAACTTGATAAAACACATCATTATAATTCACCTTAGCATCATATGCCATAGTGATTGCGAGTTCAATCAATTTCATCTTGTCTTCCATACGGTCAACAAGTTCCACGTCAATTATATTGTATTCTACAAACTTCTGCCACCCCTTTGTATAGAAATCTTTAAAAGTATCAAACTCAGAGTGATCAAGTTTCTTTTGATTGAGTTCTACACTCGCAATGTAATCCAACCGATAAGACTCTTGTGCCTTATAAGTGAACTTCTTATACAGGTTTAGATAATCAAGTTGCGTAATACCCCCAACATCATAAGAGATCTGTTTACGACCCATTACAATAGTCTCACGTTCAGTTACCAAACCCCAAGGTGAAAGTCGTTTCATTAACTTCTCACCAAGAATGCGATCAATACGCCTCACCAAATAAGGCATATCATACAGTTCACTATTCCATCCAGTCACAACTTCAGGAGTATTAGTCTCAATCATCCACCAGTTTATAAAGTCATTCAGTAACTCATATTCTGTTCTGAAACTTTTGTAGATAACATTCTCTTGCTTATTATTGAACGGACCCTGACCCCAAGTGCGAATTTGTTTTGTAGTATAATCCTGCACAGTAATAAGAAGAACCTCTTCTGCGGCAGACTCTACATCAGGGAATCCATTCTCAGTCTTTACCTCAATATCAATCGTAGATATTTTGATCTTTGTAGTATCAAACTTGACTTCTTCTTCTGGATACATCTCAGAAATATACTGATAGATGTATCGATCATTACCGTAAAC